CTGAACGTTATATCCCCGAAAACGTGTCTATAAGTCACGATCAAGGCGGTTCAGGTGACAAATAGTCATCAGCAGGTCGATCTAGTCTCAGATCGGCTCACATCGGTTTTGCCGCCGTCATTAGCACCCATCATTGGCAGTCCAACGCCTAGAATCCACACTCCAATCAATGATTTGCCGTCCAGGGGTCAGGAATTGATTGATTTCGCTGACACGATCTTTCCCGATGGGTTTATGCCGTGGCAGAAGTACGTCGCGATCCACGCACATAAGGTCAAGCCTGATGGTCGATGGGCTACTCCACTGAATTGCATTGTCGTAGCACGTCAGTCCGGTAAATCTACCCTGATGCTTTCGCGTATCTTGATGGGTTTATTTCATTGGGATGAATCGTTGCAGGTTGCATCGGCTCACCGATTGGCTACATCACTTGAACAATTTCGATCGCTGGTCAATCTAATTGAATCATCGGATGATCTTGCCAAACGTGTAAAGCGAATTCGATGGTCGCACGGCAGTGAGGAAATTGAAGTCCAGGGATCAACGGGCATCAATCGATTCATCATCAAGGCTGGCGGCTCAGCTGCTCGCGGTATCTCAAAACCCGAAACGGTTCACCTGGATGAATTGCGTGAAATGCACGAACTCGAATCATTTGCATCATTGCGTTACACATTACTCGCAGCGAAAAATCCGATGGTGATGACGTATTCGAACGCTGGCGATCAACACAGCAAGGTGTTAAATTTGCTACGCGAACGGGGAATCGCCGCTGCGTCGGGTGTGGTTGATGACATCGGATATTTCGAGTGGTCAGGTGCATCCGACGCTTTGACGGACGAAAACTTTGCAATGGCGAATCCTGCTTTGGGTCACACAATCCACATCGACAATATTCGCAGCGTTTTGAAAGACCCACCTGAGGTCGTACAGACCGAGGTGCTTTGCAGATGGGTTCAAACAATTTCATCGGTGATCAGTCAAGCCGCGTGGGATGGATGTGCCGATCCTGATGTCGATCTCGATCCTGAAAAACTTACCTGGCTCGCTTTGGATATTTCACCGGACAGAAAACATTGCGCATTGGTCGGGGCGCAGAAATTAGGCGATGAACGATTTATCTTGAAACTATTGCACACGTGGGAAAACGAAAGGCAACTCGATGATCGAGCAGTGGCAAATGACGCGGCGTTTTATTGCCGAAAATATCCGATCGAACATTTGCTATATAGCCGCAAAACTAGCGGTGCGGTAGCGGCTCGATTACAGCCAGCAGGAATCCCGATCTACGATATGGATGCGTCATATCCACAATCGTGTGACGAATTGCTTGGTGCTATAAATTCGGGCAGGTTGCGTCATACGAATCAACCCGAACTGACTGCCCAAATGCTTTCAGCGGTTCAATTACGCCGAGGCGATGGTGGATGGGTCATTGGACGCCGTGCCAGTCAGACCGCAGTGTGCGCAGCAGTGGCATCGGCGCTGGCGACACATTTTGCGACACGCCCAGAGACGGAAACGGACATTATGGTCGGATAGTGGTATCCCACTGAGAAAATTTGCAAATGGGAATCCGCGACATATTTGCAACGCGTCAGATCGAAACGGTGGCAACGCCGCAATCACCTGACGTATCTGCGCAACTTGGTCCAGTCACATCGCTTGATTCACTCACACCATTTTTCGGCGGTGCAAATACTGCAACGCGTGAGGAATTTATGTCGATCCCGACGGCAGCCAGGGCTAGAAACATAATCTGCTCATCGATCGCATCGATCGGACTCGAAGTCATTGACCGATCCACTGGAATGGATATCGAGGAAGCAATCCCACGTGTTATCCGTACACCTGATCCACGTGTGCCAGGATCAGCCACTTATGTGTGGACGCTAGAGGACATTTTGCTATACGGCTATGGATATTGGCAGATCACAGAATTATTTGCTGACACATTCCGTGTGCGCAGTGTGCAACGCGTTTCACCAACTCGCGTCACGATTCAAACAAATTCACTGGCTACTGAAATTGAATATTATATGGTTGATGGATCACCAGTACCGAATTCCGGTGTTGGATCATTGGTTGTATTTAACGGAAACGATGAAGGCGTCCTCAATAGAGCAGGTCGAACAATCCGCACAGGTGCGGAACTAGAACGTGCCGCTGCGATGTACGCACGTGAGCCAATTCCATCAATGGTGTTGAAATCCAACGGCACGGCATTACCAGCTGACCGAATCGCCAAATTGCTTGATTCGTGGGCAACAGCCCGTCGCAATCGTGGCACTGCGTTTCTAAATGCTGACGTAACTTTGGAAACAGTCGGATTTGATCCTGAGAAATTGCAATTATCGGCTGCCCGTTCGTACATTGCCACCGAGGTGGCACGTGCTTGCGGAATCCCTGCATATTACGTTGATGCCGAAACTGGATCATCGATGACGTATAGCAATGCAACTACACAGCGCCAAACGCTGCTCGATTTTTCACTTATTCCGCTGATGACAAGCATTACCGAAAGACTTTCAATGCCTGATTTCATTCCATCAACGCAAGAGGTCAAATACGATTTATCTGATTACTTACGAGGCAGCGATCTTGAACGTGCCAATATTTACAAAATCCTGAATTCGATCGTGGATGCTGAGGGCAATCCAGCAATCACAATCGATGAAATCCGACAAGCAGAGGAAATGATCAAATGAAGGTAAATACACCATTCACAATCACTGCCGCTGATTCTGAGGCACGTACAATCACCGGACAAATCGTTGCATTTGATACCGCTGCCAAAGCATCGACAGGCAAAGTCCTATTCAAAGCAGGATCGATTACTCCAGCCAATGTGAAATTGAATCTTGAACACGATTCGGCACGTCCAATCGGCAAAACATTATCGATGGAACTTTCACCTGATGGAAAGTCGATCAATGCAACATTCAAGATTTCAAAAACAACTGCTGGATCAGACGCGATCCAGGAAGCAATCGACGGACTCCGTGATGGATTTAGCGTTGAAGCAAACGCAATCGATTTCGGATACAACGAGGACGGCACAATGGTCGTCAATAAAGCAGATTTGGTCGGTGTCGCTTTGACGCATAATCCTGCATTTGATTCAGCACGTGTATCAAATGTCGCAGCAAACACCGCACCAGAAAATTCCGAGACATCATCCGATGACGCGGAAGCAACACCCACACCATCAACAGAAGGAGACGCCGTGGAAAACACCGTCACAGAGCCAACTACCGCCGAGACGGTAGAAGCGGCAGAATCAGTGCAAGCATCATCAGCAGCAAAGCCAGTCAATTTCATCGCATCACGCAACCCAGTCGTATCACCTGAAACATTTTTGATGCATCAGGTTGCAGCAGCCCGTGGTTCAGAAACATCACGTGCGTACATTGCAGCGGCAACAGCATCGACAGATAATCCAGGATTGATCCCAACACGCCAACTGCGTGAAGTGGTCAATGGACTAGCTGACAATGTAAGAGCATCAATCGATTCCATTTCAACAGGAACACTCCCAGGCGCAGGACTTGTTTTTCAAATCCCTAAAATTACAGTACTGCCAGCAGTAGCGCAGATCGATGAACTCGATCCAGTAACTCCAACCGTGATGGAATCAGAATTCATCAACGTGGATGTCAAATCGTTCAAGGGCAGCCAGGTTATGTCCGTGGAATTAGCAGATCGCAGCGATCCACTATTTTTCACAGAATTGATTTCAAATCTCACATCGCAATATGCACGTGCGACCAATGAATATAACTCAGCGCAGATCATTGCGAATTCAGCAACAGCATCCACAGGATTTGGTTCAGATATTACTGCTGCCGAATTACTTTCTTGGGTTTCAACCGCATCAGTTTACGTTTATGAGCAAACACATAAATTCGCCGATGCAATCGTTGTGTCACCTGCAATGTGGGGTCGCATAATGTCATTCAACGTAGATGGTCGTCCAATCTACAATGCATTGCAGCCACAAAATGCTGCTGGTAATGCTCAGCCACGTTCACTCCGTGGGTCAGTCAATGGACTTGATCTTTGGGTTGATACTGCATTGACAGGTACTGGCGATGATTCAATGTACGTCATCAATCGTGACGCATATACCTGGTACGAATCTCCACGCCTAGAACTCCGCACGAACATCATTTCAGATGGTTCAATCGGAATTCTTATGTACGGCTATGGTGCAACAGCCACGAAAATTGGTTATGGCGCTTACCGCTACGCTGACTAAAAAAAACTAATCATCGGCTAGGTCACTCCCGAACTAGCCGAGCAGACGAAAGGATCGGAAATGCCAAACATTGTCACCGCAGATGAACTGCGTCAGGTGCTTGGCGTTTCCGAATCTCTTTTTTCTGACGCTTATTTGGACACGATTATTGATTCGGCTGAATCCACTATTTTGCCGATGCTTACTCAATATCAAAGCGCAGTAGTTTCAACACGCATCGCCGATGACGTTTTATACATCGACACATTGCGTCCAAATTATTTCGTCCAGGGGCAACAGGTCGTACTCGCTGGAATAGGTAACGGACTCGATGGACCATATACAGTCAGTGATCATTCCGTCAATGCATTTCAGGTCACTGCAACAGTAGATGAAGCCGATCGAATTTTGACTCCGGTAATTCCAGCGGGAACGATCACACTCGATGGTGGCGCAGCAGCTGAAATCTATGCAAATGTGCCAGCAATAAACAAAGCGATTCTGATCGTTTCAGTAGAAATATTTCAAAGCATTACAGCGCCAGGTGGACAAATTGAAGGCGTTGATTTTACACCGACTCCATATCGAATGGGTCGATCATTGCAGAATCGTGTCATCGGATTGATCTCAGCGTTTTACGATGTGGATTCAATATGCCAATGACCACACTGCTTGATGTACGTAATGATTTAGCGACTGCACTTGCTGGCGTTGCTGCATCCGTATATCCCGTAGCACCCGAAGCAGTCATCCCACCTGCTTGCGTAATCATTCCTGATTCACCCTGGCTTGAAAGTGTTTTGATCAATGGATCAGTCACAAAGGTCAAGGTCAATTTCGTGGTCACGGCAGCGGTGGCAAATAACAGCAATTCAGGGGCGCTGGATCAACTTGAAGCCCTAATCATCAGCATTTTGGGGGCTATGCCCACAGGATACGTCGTCGGTGACGTTCAACGTCCGTCAATTATTTCAGTCGGTGCATCGAATCTGCTTGTCGCTGATCTCAGTGTTTCGACTTATTACACCCAAATAAATAACTAGGAGATAAAATGCCAACAAACATCATCACGGGCAGACAGATCACATTCACCATCGATGGTGATGTATTTGATGCGCAAGCCACATCTGCAACGCTGACGGTCGAATCAACGATCAACACATATCAGACACTTGACGGCAAGGCGTACTACACCACTGATACACAGGGAACTTTCGCGGTAGAAATGCTGCAAGATTTCGGCGCTGCTGGATCATTGTGTGAAGCACTTTGGAACGCTGCCGCTAATACACCAAATGATCCATTGGCAGTCGTTTTGACCGTTCACGATGTCGCTTATGCGTTCAGCGTTCAGCCAATATTCCCTGCATTGGGTGGAACTGCACCTGACGCTTTGACTGCATCACTTTCATTCACTTGCGTGACCACGCCAGTACTGGATTAATCAAGGGAGATCGGGAGTATGAAAACAGCAATCACAATCGAATATCAGTCCGGTGATGTAGCCACTTATGTGGCTGCACCACCTGAATGGATGAAGTGGGAAAATAAGACAGGCAAAACAATTCAACAGGCAAATGAAATCGGCATCAGCGATTTGCTATTCCTTGCATATAACGCAATGAAGCGTGAATCAGCTGGAAAGCCAGTCAAGCCGTATGAAGTGTGGGCTGAAACCGTTGCGGATGTAACTTTTGGAGATCAAGACCCAAAAGCCATCAGCGAGGCAGTCTCAGCCGACTAGTCATTGAACTAGCGATTGCCACGCAAATCCCAATGTCTGAATGGACATCTGCCGAGGATATTTTGACCGCAATGGAAATATTGGAGAAACGAAATGGCTGAGGATGCAATCGCTTATGACAAAGCCGATTTACGCAAAATCGTCAGTGCTTTCAAAGGTATGGACGATCAGGCGATCCAGGAAGCCAAAGGCGTTTCAAATGCTTTGGCTGATTATCTCCAGGGCAAAATTAAATCGACGGCTGGATCGTTGCAATCAAGCAATGTCGCCAGTCGAATTGCCGATGGCTCAAAGGTCAGTAAATCCAGCAAACTTGGTGAAATTTCATTCGGTTACGTATCGCAAAAGTTTTCGGGTGGTGCAACGACCCGTGATCTTTGGGGTGGATCAGAATTCGGATCAAACAGATTCAAGCAATTTCCAGTGTGGTCAGGTCGAGAAGGTCGAGGATCACGCGGATGGTTTATCTACCCAACACTGCGAGCCGAACAGCCATATATCATCAACGAATGGGAAAATGCTTTCAGTAGAATTGTGAAGGAGTGGTGATGGCTGGCACTGGTTCAAGAACCCTTAAACTTTCGATACTTGGCGATATTGACAATCTAAAAAAGAACCTGGACAAAGGCTCGCAGGAAGTTTCGACATTTGGCGACAAAATTGGAAAATTCGGCAAGGTCGCTGGCGCAGCGTTCGCCGCTGCTGGAGTAGCCGCCGCTGCTTATGCTGGCAAATTGCTGATCGATGGCGTTAAATCCGCAATCGAGGATGAAGCAGCCCAGGCTAAATTGGCAGGAACTTTGGTCAATGTGACCGGTGCGACCAATGCACAAATTGCAGCGGTTGAATCTCAAATCTTGAAAACATCATTGCTGACGGGCTTGACCGACGATGAATTGCGTCCGAGTTTTGAAAGGCTAGTCAGAGCCACTGGCGATTCCGATGCTGCGCTGAAATTGCAATCACTTGCCATCGATGTCGCGGCAGGAAGTGGTAAATCGCTGGAAGCCGTTACAAATGCAATGGCGAAAGCGCAGGAAGGCAACGCGTCATCATTGGCAAAATTAGGCATTGGATTATCCGCAGCCGAACTTAAAACAATGTCAATGACAGAAATCACCGCTGCATTGGCAGATACATTTGGCGGTCAAGCAGCTGAAAAGGCTGACACATTTGCTGGCAAAATGGATCGGCTTAAAGTCGCATTCAATGAAGGCAAAGAAACAGTCGGATCATTCATACTCGATGCCGTCACACCATTGGTCAGCGGTTTCGTCGATAAGGTAATTCCAACGATCCAGGCGTTAGCCGAGGAACTTGGTCCAAAACTCACTCCAGTTTTCCAAGCATTGACAGGATACATTCGTGACTACGTTATCCCTACATTTCAAGCCATTTGGGGATTCATCACTGAATATCTAATTCCAGCAATGGGCAAATATTTGACACCGATCATCGATGGTCTGCGATCAGCATTTGAAAAGGTTGCTGGCAAGATCAAAGAAAATGAGGACAAACTGGCGCCATTATTGTCCTTATTCAAAGTCATTGCCGCGTTCACTCGCGACACACTTGCGCCAGTCGTCGGCAAAATACTTGGCGGTGCATTTAGCGTGATGGGCACTGCCATCGGTATTGTCATCGATCTATTCGCCAACCTTGTCAGTGTGGTCAATAGCGCATTTAATGCGATCAAAGCCGTAGTCAATTTCATTAAAAACAATCCCGTAACGCAAGCCATTGGCGGCGCAATCGATTTTGCATTTGGCGGTGGCAAGGCGCTTGGCGGTCCAGTAATGGGTGGCACGTCATATCTAATCGGTGAACGTGGTCCGGAATTATTTACACCGACAGGAAATGGAGTGATTACGCCAAACAATCGATTGGGTGGCAATACGACAATTAATCTGAATGTGACTGGCGCAATCGATCCTGAAGGTACAGCCCGATCCATCATCAACGTATTGAACAATTCATATTATCGAGGCACAAACGGCGCAGCCGCATTGGTATTCTGATGACGCTTTGGAATCCGATTTGGCAACTGACCATCAACGGCATTTCGTATGAAAATTACGTATTAGCCAATTTGACTGCAACTAGCGGTCGATCCAATATTTATGAACAGGCTCAGGCAGGATATTGCAATCTCCAAATCTATAACGTCACGCAATCTCAGGTCACGATTAACATCAATGATTCAGTAGGGCTATCAATCCAGGATTCGACAGGTACATTCGTGCCAATTTGGGGTGGATCAGTCACGGACGTTTCCATCGAGGTAACGTCAGGTGGATCGATTGCAATCAATCAGGTCATATCAATCGTGGCTTTGGGTGCGCTTTCGCGGCTACCGAAAGCAAATTGGCTGACAAATTTAGCACGTGCAAATGATGGCACTCAGATTCTTGAAGTATTGACGGATTTGCTGATCAATAATTGGTCGGAAGTACCAGCGTCTTTGACTTGGGGCAATTACACGCCAGCGACGGAAACGTGGGCAAATGCTCAGAATGTCGGACTTGGTGAGATTGACACACCTGGCAATTATGATTTAGCGGCTCGATCAGCCAATCCAATCGATGTGTATTCATTGGTTTCAGCACTTGCCACGTCAGGGCTTGGCTACATTTACGAAAATGCGCAAGGTCAAATTTCATACGCCGATTCAACGCATCGAACGCAATACCTGGCGACGAATGGATACACCGACGTTTCAGCTGCCCAGGCGCTTGCCCAGGGGATCAAGATTCAAACCCGATCAGGCGATGTACGAAATGACGTGACCATCAAATATGGCGCAAATTCAAACAGTGAAAGATCGGACGAGGATTTGGATTCGATTGCAGTATTTGGTCGATTGGGTCAAATCATCACGACAACGTTGCACGATGCCGCTGATGCCACTGCCCAGGCTGCATTTTATTTAACCCTGCGAGCATTTCCACAGGCAATGATGCAGTCAATCACCTACGAATTGACCAACCCTGAATTAGACGATGCCGATCGAGATTCATTGATTAACATATTTATGGGCTTGCCATTGCGCATTTCAGATTTGCCAGCAAATATGACTGCTGGTCAATATCTTGGATTCGTTGAAGGCTGGCAATTCTCAGCAGGATATAACACGCTTTCGGTGACGGCTTTGCTATCACCTTTGGCATATTCCATCCAGGCTTTGAAGTGGGAAGAAGTCAGCGTGTCGGAAGCCTGGAACACCATCACAAACACACTCACGTGGGAAAATGCGCTAGTCGTAGCATAAGGAGAAAATATGAGCAACCCGACCACCCCGTTTAACTGGCAAATGCCACAAAATACAGATTTGGTTACGGATTTACCTGCTGACTTTGAAGTCTTTGGTCAAGCCGTTGCGACATCGATGGCTGATCTGCTCGGTGGCACGTCCGGTCAAATTCTTTCAAAGGCTACAAATGCCGATATGGATTTTACGTGGATCAATAATGATCAAGGCGATATCACTGAGATAACAGCCACGTCACCGCTGACAGGTGGCGGTACATCAGGTGCAATCACGGTCGGAATTCAATCTGCATCGACAAGCCAATCAGGTGCGGTTCAACTTACTGATTCAACATCGTCCACATCGACGACAACTGCTGCAACGCCAAACAGCGTGAAAACTGCTTATGACTTAGCAGCTGCGGCAATGCCAAAATTGCTGACATTTAATGCGCAGACTGGTACGACATACACATTGGTTTCAGGCGATGCACTTGGTTTCGTTACTTGCAACAATGGCAGTGCAATAACAGTCACAGTGCCACCATCAGTGTTTTCAGCAGGGCAACAAATTAACGTTCAGCAAATCGGTGCAGGTCAGGTCACATTTGCTCAGGGTGCTGGCGTAACAATCACATCCACAGGTGCTACATCAACAGCGCCAAAAATAACATCACGTTACGGCGCTGCAACAATTATTTGCACTGCATCAAACGTTTTCACGATTATTGGTGGGCTTTCCTAAATGCAAATTTTGGGTATTTTTGCCGGACAATCAAGAAAGCCGACAGTTACAGGTGGCACTTTATATTCCGATTCTACATATTATTATCGAGTTTTTACAGGAAATGGCACTTTGACCGTTTCTGATTCATCCTTACCTGCTGACATACTTGTCATCGGCGGTGGCGCAGGTGGCGCTGGCGCTTTCGTGGGCGGCGGTGGCGGTGCAGGATCAGTCTGCTACGCATCAACTTATTCATTGCCAGCCAATGCATATTCGATCACGATTGGCGCTGCTGGCGCAGGTGGTGCGCAACTGAATTATGGGGTGAACGGCGGCGATACATCAATGGGTTCAGTCGTCGTTGCAACTGGCGGTGGTGGCGGTGGATACAACAATTACTCAACCGTTAAACAAAACGGTAAAACAGGCGGTTCAGGCGGCGGTGGCGCAGGTACGCAAGCAAATGTATCTCCAGCAACAGGGGGATCATTTTCAAATTCAACATATTCAGGATTTACAAATTATGGATATGCAGGTGGAAACGGCGCAGTAAATGGAGACAGCACTGGCGGCGGTGGCGGCGGTGCTGCTGGTGCAGTAGGCGCAAATGCAACATCGGGGGCTGGTCAAATTACTGGCGCAGCAGGTGGCGCAGGATTAAATACTTGGAGTTCGTGGGCTAGTGTCACATCAACGGGAGTCAGCGGATATTACGCTGGCGGTGGCGCAGGTGGGATTTACGTTACATCATCACCATACGGAACAGTCGGAACGGGTGGTGCTGGCGGTGGTGGAAATGGTGGAAAACGATCCGTCGGACCAACAGCAGCCACAGCAAATACTGGTTCAGGCGGTGGCGGTAACGGTGAAGGTGATTTAGGTGGTGGTTACGCTGGCGCTGCTGGCGGTTCAGGATTGTTCATCATTCGTTATTTGAAAACGGCGGTGTGAAATGTCGCATTGGGCAGAAATAGACGAAAACAATATTGTAATTCGTGTGCTGGTCGGTGATAACAATGATCCGAACGGCGATGAAGGTTATCAATGGCTAATTGAAAATCTTGGCGGTACTTGGATCAAAACATCATACAACGCCAATATTCGATTTAATTACGCTGGCGTGGGTTTTACATACGACCCGATTGATGATGCATTTATTCCACCATTACCAGAATGTGGACACGATGAATTGAAAATCAATAATTTGAAACGATGGGAGTGTGCTTCTTGTGACGTTGAAATCGCAAAATGGATGGATCGCATCAAAAATCAGGGCTGAAATAGGTATCGAATCATTTCCCGTACCTGGAACAAAACTGAAACTGGCGTGTGCCAAATCGGTTGCACCATTGCTGGTCAGTTTTGCAGCTGAATTCCACGAATTGATCGAGCCGATCGATGAAGGAACTTTGGATGATTGGGGCTACGCATACCGCGATGTGCGTGGAACGACGACAACTCTCAGCAATCATTCCAGTGGTACAGCGATCGATCTAAATGCGACTAAGCATCCATTGGGCAAGGTAGGAACATTCCCAATCGAGAAAGTACCAATGATCCGTGCGCTGGCTAAGAAATATGGTTTGATTTGGGGTGGCGATTACAGAAATCGCAAGGATGAAATGCACTTTGAAATTGCTTTGACGCCAGCGAAAGCCGCTGCGTTGATCGAGAAGTTAGGACAATCAAAATGAATCAATGGAAAGCACTTGGCGCATCTTGGTTGCGTTCATTCATAGCCGCTGGATTAGCCGTGTTTATGGCTGGAGTTACTGATCCGAAAGCCATTTTGATGGCAGGTGCATCAGCAGTCGTACCGGTCATTTTGCGATATTTGAATCCAAAGGATTCTGATTTTGGCGTCAATGCCAAATGACCGAAGCAATCACAGCGATCGGACTGATCGCCGCTGCCACCATTTCTGCCATCGCTGCACTATTCGCGGCTAAGGCTGAAAAGAATTCCCGACCCGTCAGCAATGGATTTGCCGATGGTATCCGTGGCGATGTGCGTGAGATTCGAACCCTGCTGATCGAGCATCTAAAGGATCATCCGAAGGCTTAGACACGCCGAATCCCACGCGGAATCCTTGCAAATGTCAGCCCAATGCGTCACCTTATGACTTAGGGAGAGCCGACAAATCTCCCATCGGGAGTAAGAAATGTACACATTCAACGAAACAGCGATGTGGTTGCTATTTGGCGTCCTAGTCGGTTTTATGGCTGGTTATACCTACGGGTTCAAATCAGGTCGCAGCGAAGGATTTATCCGAGGCAAGATCGCTGGACGTAAGGGGATGAAATAATGTCATTCCTGGACGGATACGAAACAGTCAATCAAAAGGTCATTCGCCTACACGCCACATATCCAACGAATCGCATCGAAACATCGATCATCGATTGGAATTCTGAAAAGGGATACATCCTGATCGAGTGCCGTATCTATCGTCACTATGAGGATGAGAAGCCAGCAGCCATCGATTATGCACACGGAATGGTCGGGGCATATAACGTCCAAATGAAACGCTGGTATATCGAGGACACAGTCAGCAGTGCAATAGGACGCTGCGCCAGCGTGGTGCTAGGCACAGAAACGAAGCCCAGCCGTGAATCAATGGAACAGGTAGAAACATTGCCAAAGGCTTTCATCGATGATGATCCCTGGTCACGTCCATTTGGTGAGGATGGCTTCACGACAGCATCATCAGCCATCGATGCCATAAAATCCCAATTAGGTGGAGAACTCGTACCCGAAGCGCCAAAATGCGTTCACGGGCATCGTGTATGGCGTGAAGGTGTATCGCAGAAAACGGGCAAGGAATGGGCAAACTTTTCCTGCACTGAAAAATCAAAGGCTAGTCAATGCGCACCGCTTTGGTACGTAAGAGCAGCTGATATGCAGTGGAAGCCACAGGTGTGATCGTGGGTGAAATGAAAATGACGAATCTAAATACCGGACAAGAAACTACATTCAAAATCGATGGAACAGTCATCAAAGAACAAAACCCAATTTCAATCGATTGGTGTGACAAATGCGAAAGATGGAAACCCCTGGAATTCGGTCGATATGACGGATCACAGGGATTGACGATGATTTGGTTATGCCAGGAATGCAAATGATTCCAATCAAACTCAATCACGATGAGGAAATGATGTGCGCCAAAGCGGCATTTGATCGAGCAATCGGTGCGGAAGGATTGACCGATTACTCAGTGCAGAAATTGAATCTATTTCAGGACATTGCACGAATGGCTGAATCAATCGGTGCTGAAAATGCAGTCGCCAAATATTTTCAAATTGACGAATGGAAACCGACAGTCAATACGTTCAAGAATCAAGCCGATGTGGGATGGAATCTTGAAGTCAAACACACACCCTGGAAGGCTGGATGTCTGATCCTGCGTGATCGAGATCGAGCAGATGACATCGCAGTGCTGGTCACTGGCAATTCACCCAATTA